GCTAGCTTGTAAATCTTTCATTAGAATTTCTCTTTGAAGATCAGCAATTTTTTCGTTTTTAGCGTCTATTTTGTCAGAACATAATTGATCTAATATTCGTTGTATTCCAGCAGTATTTGATTGAATAATATCGCGAACACCTTCTTGTAAAGCGGCACGATCAGCACAGTTTTCACTTAACACAGTGCTTGTTAATTGGGCAGTAGCTAATCTGTTTTCACAGCAGCATTTGTCTAGATTGTTGCCTAGGGTATTAAAACCTTGAAGTGTGGCAATTTGGTTATTGAATGCTTGGTTCATATTAGCCATTTGTCTGTTGCTAGCAGAAATCTCAGCATTATAGAAACCATTGCTTACTGTTTGGTTCATATCTGAGCAGCAATTGCATAATTGGTTAGAAAGTGAATAAATACCACTATTTACAGTGTCTAATTGATTACTTAGGTGCAATGTGTCAAAACCGTTATTTGTGTTCTGCATAATTTCTTTTTGGCCGTTTGATAACCATGCGTAGCCATCATCAAATCCACGTCCACCAAAGAAACCTCCGTTATTTCCACCCCAGTTTCCGTTTCCAAATAATAGCGCAAATAGTAAAATGATCCATATGCCGTCTCCACCGAAGAAGCCGCCATTACCAAATCCTCCACCATTTCCATACATTACTGGGTATGGGTAGAAACCATTACCATTGTTTGTAGCTAATTCTACAGTTGGTTGAATTCCGCTGTTCATATATTCCCTCCTTTCATTCATATTTATATCAACACTATTTTGTGTTAATACCGTTGACCATATTGTCCCATTGCTTTCTTTTTTGAGGATCAAAGCCGTTTAATGTTTCATTTAATAATTGGTTTGGATCTTCATTATTTTGTCTTGCTTCTTGGTATCTTTTGTATGCTTGTGGGTTCACACGTTTCAATTGCTGTTCCAGTTGACTCATCATATTCTGTGGAATTTGTTGCATTTTGTTTTGTATTAACATTTGTAGTACGTTCATCATTGTTTATCTTTCCTCTCAATTCGTCTATTTGCATTTGCAAACTTTCAATCATCAAATCTTTTTCGTCTTTTGGTACGATTTCGTTTAACTCATACGTTTTTATGTCGCCTTTTGCATTCTTGATCCAAACAACAGACATATCTTTGCTAAAATAAGGCGTGTCGCCAATAACGAAGTCTCTTTGCACTTCATTAATCGAATTTGCGTATCGAATTACTTCTTTGTTTTGTGGTGCTAATTGAAAATTCTGCGTTAAATTTGTCGGTGCAGGTTGCTGCATTTGCTTTTTTAACGCTTCCAGTTGAGTAATTTGCTCGTTTATTTTGTCCACGTTTGATTGTGAACTATAAGGGTTTATATAAGGGTTATTAAACATGTTGTTACCTCCAAATAAAAAAGGAGCAATAACTTTCATCTTTGTTTTAAAATTTTTACTTGTTATTTCTCCTCTAATTTGATTATAAAAAAAATAAAGCTTTTCAAAATATCGCTTTATTCTCGTTTGAATAACATTAATTTGGCTAATTCCAGTTTTTTATAGTTGGTATACTTTTCTTTTAGATTTGCGATCGTTCTAGATACTGTGCTTGTGCTTTGTTTAACTTCGTCTGATATCTTAACTATACTATCGCCTTTTATATATCTTGTTAATATTTCAATTTCTAAATTGTTTAATATTACTTTGCTTTGAAAATCGTCAAATATTGCTTTTGCGCTTAGTTCCTTTTTCATATGATCTCCCTTTTTTGCTTATATCTTATACAAAAAAAGTATTATTAAAATATCATAATTTTATCAAATATAACTATTAACAACTTTTTATAACTAAATGTAACAAATGATAACATTATTTTGAAAAATAAAAAAAGACTTTACATTAAGTCTTTCGTCAATTCAAATATTTTCTTTCGTTTCCTGCATATTGTCATTTGGCTGCATTTATTGTCCAGCGCGAGTTCTTTGACCGTTTTCCCGGCAATTATATCTTTTAGCAGGTTTTTTTCGCTCTGACGCAATATTTTGCTTGCCATAATATAATTGTAAGTTTCCGGGGAATAATCGTAATAATAAACCTTTCTGTTAATCTCCATGTTACACCCTCCTCTTTTCGATCGCATATTATACCACAAAAAAAATAAAAGCCAAATTTGCTTTTATTCTTCATAACTTTCTAACTTGTCCCACTTTGGTTTTATATCATCTTTTATAAAGCTATTACCGTCCAATTCAATATAACTGGCGTACATTTCGTTCCAGCTTTCTTTTACATGCCTTGGTACGCGGCCAATTTCTTTATACTGGTAATATTGACTCACCAAGTTATTATTTAAAAGGTTCCTGATCGCTCTGCTTTGTATATTGTTAACTTTAAACGCTTTTATCAAATAACCGATTGCTAAACCCGTTATAGTGGACAACGCACTTGCAATTATTGTTTCCATACTACCCCTTTGCTAAATACCTACAATAATAATATAACACGTTATAAAAAAAATAGCAAAGAACTTGCTACTTTTGTCTATTCATTAAAATAAGTCTTATATATGCGCTAATTGATAGTTGGCACGATTTTGCCTCTTCTTCAAGCTCTCTCCATAATTCCTCGCCTATTCTAATATGTCTGTCCTGCATTTTTGTCATCTCCTTTTTGTTTGCTAAGATAGTCTTTTGATAATACCCACTTGTCATCAACTAAAACCTCAATCTGATCAAAATCTCCGCCCACACGGCAATAATATGGAGTCTCATCTATATAACAGCTCTTGCAACGGCATTGTACCCACTTGCCACGCCCGTCGCTTTCGATTATATCGCCGCATTTTAAGCACCTGATCTTTGTCATCTTTTATCATCTCCTTCGTTTAATATTTTTGAAAGATCGCCTATAATTTCACTCTTTAAATATTTATTGTCATATTTGAAATAATAATCATTTTTTGAGTATTGCTCTATTAATTCTTTTACTTTTTCTATCGTGGCTTGCAATCTGTGATTTTTTCTTTCTAAGTGTATGCACCTAAATTCTAACGTGTAACATTGATTTTTCAATTTGTCATTATATTCGCGTAAATCTTTAGTTTGCTTGTTCCTGTTCATATTCCTCCACAATTCCTCTCTCGATCAAATCTTCAATTCCAAATATTGCGTCTTTTTTGCTGCGAAAGACTCCCCACATGATTTTGTTGATTATACGCTTATTATCTTTTCTGATTTTTGTTTCTACCAAAAAGTCTCCAAAAAATCGTCGCCTAACAATAGCCGTTCTTTTATAAAATTTCTTGTATTCTTTGAAACCGTATTCTTCTAAATCTTTCAAATTATAGTCTTCTTTTATTTGCATTCTTGAGTCGCCTCCTTTATTTCTTCGTGTAATATATTATATTTCTTGTTGCCGTTTGCGTATATCGCCTCGCCGTCATCGCAATCTCTCCCTGACAAAGCAAGCCTACACAACTCGTCAATTAGCCTTTTTAAATGATCCAAGTCATTGGCCCCATCATAATCATGCCCAACGTCCATTATTAATTGAAAATAAGCTTGCATTATTTTTTTATCTCTTTGTAATTGCTTAAAACCATCAATTAAATCTGGTACACTATTATGTCTAGTTTCTTCATTTATTAATTTGTATATTGTTTCTAGTTCTTGCAATTTGTCATTCATAATCTATTTACACCTCGTCTCCCCAGCAATCCCAACCATCTGCTTCTTGTCTGGCAAATAATTCAATTCTCGGTATATCTCCAAATAATTCCACAATTCTGCTTCTTACTTCGTCTGGTTTTCTACTATGTTCTCTTATTTTAGACACAACTACTTGGTGTACTGACTTGCTTAATCGTGGTAATGGTTTGCCTTTGGTAGCTAGTAAACATATTTCAGTATTGGCTCTAGTATAATAACCCATTCCCCAAAATAAACTATCACTTTTTTTGTTTTTCTTAATCCAGGTAAAACCAAATGTCTTATATTCAAATCCCCATTTTTCTAACAATTCTATTCCTTCTATCAGACAAGGAGCTGTTACCCATAATAGTAAGACGCAATCTTTTTCGCATATATTTTGTATAGGTAGTGATTGTATGTCTCCTTTTTCCATTGTTTTATAATGCGACTCTGCACTTCTACCTAATCCTGTTGCTCTAGACCACACTTTATATCTCCAAGGTGGATCTGCATAAATAATATTATATTTTTTATTTGTGTTATAAATATCTACTTTCATTTATTTCACCTCATCTAAATTATGCCACAATATAGCCACATAAGCAACAAAAAAAGAGCATTTCTGCTCTGTAAAGTAAAGAAGGCGCTAAAATTTTGAGCACCATAGAATAGATATAAAGGTTTGTTGTTTGTTCCCCACAACTTCTGTACTGTCCAAGCCTGTATTTATATGTCTTAGTCTAGCATATAATACAAACCTTTAGGCTCACTGCTGTTTTATATATCTACTCTATGCTACCCAAAAAGGTAGCACGTTTTAAAGAAAAAAATTACTGAATAATGTGAATTGCTCATCAAGTGATCTAATACATTATTCTGGAGTTTCAAGAACTCCATAGAATAGATATACAGAAAAGTAGGGTTCGAACCTATATAGCACTCTCCAACGAATAGCCTCTCCTAATTATCTACTCTATGCAATTCTCGAAAGAACTGCATTAAATATGCCATTACAAAATTATTATATCAAATATTTAAATTAAAATAAACCCCATTCAGCAAATTTCTCAAATCCGCCCATACTTTTGATATATTTCCTGGCCTCTTCTACTATTTCGCTATATGGTTGTCCGTCAATTGTGCCATCTCCTATAGCGCAGAACAACTCAACGACCTCACCAGTTCTTTGTGCCTTTAAAAACGCGTGAATATTTACTGACACGTCCGCCTTCGATAGATCCTTGCCATGGAGTCCTCCACCCGTTACGCTTTGTGCCATATCTGAACCGAGTTTTCTGTTTGTGGCACCCGTATCAACGTCTGTGCCTCCTGTCCAATCACCAAGTGGGTTTACTGTTACATATGGTCTATATTTCAAACCATATTCTTTCAATTCTTCTCCTTTTGCGTTTGATTGGCAAATAATAAGATTTTGATCTGTTAAGATATATTTCCCGTCATAAGGGTACTTAGCATATATTTCTCTTGCGATCTCACTCATTTGCTTTTCGTTTTCAGTTAAAGGGACGCCCTTAAAGATCCCGTTATCTCCGCAATGAATTTCATTTTCCTGGTTCTTGGCTAAGTTTTCGTCTTGTTTTACGCTTATTACGTGTACTGTTATTCCAGGATGACCTGTAATTCTAAAAACAGCTGCGCAAACATCGTCAAGGTTCTTTTCTTCCTCAAAATCAATGTCGCTTTCAATCATTATGGTGCATAAACCGTGGCCGATCAAAACTTCAACGGCAACTTTCGGGTTTTCTTCTTTTGCGTACGCCAAATCTACTATTGCGCCGGCTATTCTATCTGCCACTTTATCAGGGTGGCTTGGGTTTACTTTTTCTATCATTTAATTTCCTCCTCGTATTGTTTTAGTGACAAATTATCACTTACAATTTTTATTGACTCCACCTTTTTAAATCCTAATGCTAATATATACGCAAGTTCCATATCAAATAAACACGGTTCTTTTATGCCGGTTTTTAATACAAAATCGTTAGAAGTGTAGCATGTTACTTCGCCTGGCAATTTGTATATAGGCTCTTTATAAGTAACGTTCGGGTGATATAATCTGCACGCCCCAACTCTAACTTCTGTACCTACCGGGAGGCAATTGCTCCCAGCATAGCCAAAATTAAGGATTTTTAGGCCCCTGTCGGCCTTTTTTAGTTTCTTTATTACATTTATACCGCCGACCCCGGTTTTGATAATCCTGTGGCCTTTGTAACGCTTTTTGGCGAGTTTGTATTCCTCGCCTGTTGCTACAACAATTGTTTTGCAATCGCTCTTAGCGCACATCTTGCGCCTTCTACGTTGTGTAAAAGATAAGAACCACAGTTTTTTTCAGTCGGGACAGGAATTTCAATGTCAATTGCGCTTATAATCGCTTTTTTTATTCGTTCATATATTTCTGTGCACCTAAAGGCAGTAAAATAAAAACCTGTTTTGCAGCCCATTGGTGATAGATCAATCATATCATCACCGAACTCTTTTTTGAACGAAACCGCAAGCAAATGTTCCATCGAATGCATTGTTTTGTCATCAAAATATGTAGTATTTGGCGTTACAAATCGTAAATCATATTTGATAACTTCAAAGCTGCCTTTATCAATTTGCTTTGCAATTCTTATTCTCGGTGCTTTTAGTTCGGTATGATCTACCTCAAATGACTCAATCGTTGTCATCGATTAACACCGCCTTTTTGCCTGTTAAATTTTCCCAACGGTTTATAATAACGTCTACGTACTTAGGGTCGAGTTCCATCATATAACAACGTCTGTCTAATTGCTCACTCGCTATCAAAGTTGTTCCACTTCCACCAAACAGGTCTAATATTGCGTCGTTTTTTTTGCTCGAGTTTGTTATTGCCTGGCCAACTAACGCAACAGGTTTCATTGTTGGGTGTTCGTCCGATTTTGACGGACGTTCGAAATCCCAAACGTCGCTTTGCTTGCGATCTTTCAACGGGTGTAAACGACTTGCCCCTTCTTTCCAGCCGTACCATATTGGCTCATATTTGGTATGATAGTCTTTTCTTGACAAAACAAGGCGATCTTTATTCCAAATAATCGTGCTAGACCAGTGGTAGTCGTTCATAGCAAGAGTCAACATCATATTTCCCCACTCTTGTGCCGACATTACAACATATGTCATGCAGCCCTCTTTTGAGGCTATATTCATGCAGTGATAGGCTTTATTCATAAACTCTTTAAACTCCTCTGTGCCCATAAAATCGTTTAGAATTGTTCTCGGTTTATAACCTTGAGGATTGTCGTCCTCCATTGCACCATAGTTAACGTTCCAAGGTGGGTCAGTAAATACCATGTCGGCTTTTTCACCGTTCATCAACTTTTCAACGTCCTCTTTTTTGGTGCTATCGCCACACATTAATCGATGATTTCCGAGCTGATATACTTCTCCATACTTTGATTTTGGCTCTTCTGGTGCCTCAGGTGCCTCATCTTCGATAATATCGTGATCAGTATCATCCTCTATATCAAAGTCAAGATCAAACCCAAAATCAGCCATGTTTATTGTTTCAAAACTTGCCAATTCTTCGCTTAATATGTCAAGATCAAACCCGCTATTCATTGTAACTTTGTTA